CCTATATTACCAGTTTGACCTGAAGCTAACATCTGTCTTATTTCTCTTTGTTTCCTTGCTTCGTCTTTTGGTATGACCATTTCTCCTTCATGTAAATATGCCAAACCTTCTTTCGTATAGTCACTACCTTCTTTGTGCTTAGGAATTTCCTCTATATTAATACCTGGAATCTTACTTATTAGATTTGCTAATATGTTATGTATATCAATAAAAATATTGGCTATGCTTTCTATTGTAGTCAATATTGATCCTTCAATAACTTCTCCAAGTTTCTCTAATTCAGGTTGAATGTGTTCACCCCACCAATCAGTTGCACCTTCAAACCAGTCAGGTATAGTCTTCAGGAAAAACATATTTATTTTTCCTATGAATAATAGGAATGGTTGAATAATAGCCTTTCCTAACTCAATGAATCCTGGTGCAATAGTAGTATTCCAATATTCTTGTAAAGACATAAATGCATTAGGTAATGTAACCTGGAAAAATTCATTTGCTTTTCCTATGAATAATAAGAATGGTTGTATCATCATTTTTCCAACATTTTCCATATCCTGATTGAATTTAGCCCAGTATTCATCGTGTTCTTTTTTCTCTTTGGCTTCTCTTTCTTTTCGTTGTTCTTCTGTTTCACTTCCAAATGCTAAAGGAAAATTGAATATCTCTGCTACTTTTGTTGATAGAGCATTCCATATCTGTAAAGCTGCATCTGTGAAGAATTTAATTGGGTCTTTGAAAAATTCTACTAATGATTCTCCTAATTTGCTTCCCCATTCCTTTGCTGCTTTAAATCCATTTCTATATGCTGGGATAGCTACTTCTTTAATAAATTTAATTAACATTGGTCTAAGCATGAATCCTATAAAGTCTCCTATAGGTCTAAGAATAAGCATTATACCTATATTTAATAATTTTAACATTTGTTGTAACATTGGTGATGAATCTATAATCATTTTTGCTAGGCCTCCTCCGGCTGCAAGACCTGCTCCAATACCTGCAATTTTAACGGCTGTACCTGTTTTACTCCCTATTGCACTCAATGCTTTTCCTCCTTTACTTTTACCTAATTTAGATTTCTTCCACATATCTGATACATTATTCATCATTTGGCCTAGTTTATTTGTATGGGTTTTATCATAATTTGCCATTCTTTTTGCTTTCATTGGTAGATCTAGTTCGCCTCGGCTATATGCTGCATTTGCTTCAGCCATAAACACATCTCTTTTTGCTTTCTTCTTATCCCTATATTCTTGTATTTTGGCAATACTATAATCCATAGCTTTACCTGCAGCACCACCAGCTCTACCACCAAATAAACCAAATATGTTTTTATATGTTTGTTTTTCTCTAGTACCTGATAATCTAATTAATGCATTTTGTTTAGCAAGTAATTTCTGTTCTACTTGTCTAGCTCTAATCATTTGTTCTAATGCTTGTCTTTCTTTTGATCTTAATAGTATTAACTTTTTTTGTTGTTCATATTGAAATTCTGTTTGTTTTGTTAATTTTGCACCTTGTTTTTGAAGTTCATCAAGAAAACCGTTACCGCCACTAGCACCGCCTAATGTTATCTCTCCAAATGCTTTCTCTACTGCTCTTTTTAATTTCTTAGTTAATTCTGCCTCATCTACGTCTACACGAAGCTTGTAATCTGCCATATATTTATAAATGTGACTTTAGATTTAAAGATTACTTTATCTGTATTGCATCCTTCATGTATTTATTAACAAATGCTATTAGCTTTTTTAGGAAGAGGGCTCCGTGCTCATCTGTTTCTCGCTTTGTCCATCCGAACTTGATTGCACAGAAGGCGTAGGTTCCGAGGGTGATTCGCTCTCCTCCTGTGACCCCATGAAGCTCGTCATCCAATCCCCTAAAAAATCAACTAGGGGAAAATCTGGTGTTATCTCTGATAGAACTTCTTGCATTACTTTATTTGGTACAGAGTTGATTTGTAATTCATTTTTGAATGGAAATGGTGCTTTTCTTATAGATTTTAATAAAATTAATTTACGATAATTAGCAATCTTAATTTTTGGTTTATTAATATCTGATAGGTCTATTGAGTTATTGATAATAGATTCTGTCTCCCCGAAACTTAACTCGGTTTCATATTCTACGGTTTCCTTATTACCTTTATATTCTATTTCAAAAGACTTTAGTACCATATAATATGGATATATGTTCTTGTATATAAGGGTTAAGAAGAACCTGCAGGGTTTACTGCTATTGCATTGGTTGCAGTAATATCAGCATCTCTTGCTTGGAATGGAATATCCTCAAATACTGGTTCATTTGGTTCTATATTGATTGAGTGAGAATCAATAGCTATTCCAGTTAATGCTAGTACTATTGTTCTTTCTGAAGCACCACATAGACCATTATCAAATGTTAGTTTTAATGTTGGTTGTTCAACTGTATATGTTGATGCTGGACATGTATTTGCTAATGTATCTTTTTGTTGTTCGTACAAATTAACTAGTTGAGTAGTACATGTAAATGTTCCTTTAAATGTTCCTGTAATCTCAAATAATCTTCTGAATGAATTTACTGCTACAGAGTTACCAATACCCCAAAGATGTTCTGTGTTTTGTGAGAATGTAATACTTACACATTGAACCTCTGCTATTACGGTACAGTCAGGTAGTTCTAATGTTCCATGAGCAAATGTAAATGGAATGTGGTTACAAACTGATTCTGAAGCTGGACATGCATCTAATGTTGTTGTTAATGATTCGTTAGCATAATTTGCATCTAATGATACTCTTACTACCTCTCCTACACTTGTTGAAATAGTTGCAGAACTTGCGATTGAACCTACTAATGTTCTAACAATATCAGTACAACCAGATTCCTGTCCCATTTGTAATGTAAATGATTGTGGAAGTTCTGTTGCTGATGTAGTATCAATATCCCAGGTATGAGTATATGGTGCTGGACCACAAGATGAAGTTCCATCTTTAAATCCTATTAGTTCAAAGAACCAAGGACTTGCTAATACAAAGTCAACTGAAAATGAACCTTGTGTTTGACCATAAGCATAAGTTTTAACTCTTACGTCACCTAATTGTGAGAGAGGAATTTTATTATTTGTAAAGTTTAATGATGAAATTTTTTGTTCAAAACCGAAAGGTAATGCACAAGCACCTTGAATATTTGCTGCTGCTGTACCAAAGCAAGATTCTTTAGCCCATTGTATATATGCAAATGCACCAGTAAATACCATATATTCACTAGTCAGATTTTATATATAAAGATTCTTATACGAAGGTATGTGTTTGTACGTCTTGATATTTAAGGTCTATTAGATGCCTATACATATTCCTATAGTCTTGATTTCTAGTCTCAGATTTGGCTATAACTACTTGTAGGAATCCTTGAGCATTTCTTCTGATAATATTCTTAATAATCCTATCTGCCTCCTTTGTAACCTGGTTCATTCTAGCTACACCTCCTGGTTTATACGTTCTTATGTCTATTTTTACTAGTAATTCATGCCAATGAGCTTTACCATACAAGTCAAATGGGTCTATTCTCTCTGTTAATGGTGTTATTATGATTCTATCAGTTACATCACCATCAAATCCTACTACCTTTTTGTCCCATACAATATCAATAGTAGGTTTAGTTCCACCTGCACATGTTGCATCCCATTGTGTACAAAGGGCACATTTTAAATCACATATAGCGTCATATGTTATCATAGAATACCACTCCCATCTGCTCCTGCTGAATGTACAAAGTCCTCTAGGTACATATCAACCCAATAATTTGACTCTATTCCTTCATCTAATATCTTCTTTTGCATAGATACTACATAAGCACCTAACATGCGATCTTGTGGATCTACGTCTTTATGTTTAATAATCCATTCTTTAATTTTATCAAATGGTGGTGGTTTATTCCATGTCCAATCTCCACCTGTATCTGAAGCTGCTACGGCCCATTCCTCACTACCAATAATTTTTGCAGAATCATCATATACTATACTATCTACTTTATCACTGCAATGATAATAATAATCAGGTAATAGTTTAAACTCTTCTTTCATATCATCTCTAACTCTTTCACCAAGATCATCAAACATCCTTTTTTTAATCTGACCCCAAGATCTTTTATTGAGATGCATCCAGCCTTTCATGGTAAGATATACACTTCCTCACGGTCACGGATGATTTTATCTGTTTCTTCTTGCCACATTCTCATTGCTTCTTCTTTCTTAATAGCACCACCGAACTCTAGGTCATCCATTTTAATTGAGGATCTAATCAAATCTATACATGTTAGTTTCAAACACGCATCTTTAATATCTTCTGGAACTGTTGTATCTCCATATCTATATGTTACTCTTACTCTATTTCTTCTAAGTATAGTGAATATGAATCCTCTTAGATAGATCTCCCCTTTGATATATTCTACTTCATATGCTCCTGGTGTTTGAGTAAAACAACTCCATTCACTAGTTGCTCCTTTCCATATCTCTATTCTATCTCCTGCACAAAAATCTAATGAAGTACATACACATGCATCTGTCTTTATGTTTCTATGTTTAAGTGTAATAGGTGAACCCCAGCCAAAATTATAAAGTAATGGTAAGTCATAAATTTCTGTTACTTGTTTATTTCTCCAAGCGTGACCTGTTCTACGGTCAATCTTATCCTCAGATCTTTTGATTAATTTCTCGACCTGGGCAATAGAAGGACTGGTTGCACAAGTAATAGATATTCTAAGGAAATCAGCTACATCACATGTGTTAATATAACAGGTTGCCATAGTATTTAAATGATTTAATAAGATTTAAAGATTTACTCGTAGATAACTACTAGTTCTCCGGTTGTACCTGAGACTACTTGAACTCTAAGTCCTGCATTTACTGGATGATTGATATATGGTGCTGAGAATAGAAAGCCCCCTGTTGCATCTGTCAGATCTATAGACATAAGTGTTGCTGCACCGTCACATGTACCATCTATGATCTCATAAATAGTATCTCCTGGGGTTGTTACATAAGCTGCTTTGAGTACACCGTGACCTGTTTTTAATTGAGTTGTAGTACAAGTAATTCGGCTTAACTGGTTCTTATCGCCCATGTGTTTATTAATATAAATAGATATATAAGGTTTATTATAAAAAAGAAAGTATTAGGTTTAGAAACCTACTACTCGAATCTTGATACCAAGTCCGTTAACATCTGCTGCTGCATTTGGAAGTTCTGGAAATGCTGCAACTGCTCCTCCTGCTGCTGCTGGGTCAGTACCATAAGCTTTGATTTTACCTGTTGCTGCTGCCCCATTTGCGGCTGGAACGTATTCAAGTAGTAATCCTCCATCATTTGAGATAATTGATGCCTCAATAATGGTGCTTATTCTACCGCCCAGTGAAAGGTCAACTGTATCACCACATGATGTATATGTATCACATGCACCATAGGTAACATCTACTACGGTTGTGAGTAGTTTTGATGTTAACTCTGATTGAATTGATAGAGTCTTTCCTGTTAATCTCTCTTGGTTTGAGTCCACTGCGACTGTAATAGCCATATATAAATGTAGGTAGTAGATGTATATAAGTTTGTATAAAAAAGATACCTAAACCCCACGTTTAGAGTATTTTAATTCAAATGTGGTTCGACTATAAACTAATGTCTCTAATCTTACCTTGAGCGATGAAACTTCTACAAACGGTTTCACCCATAGTTCTGAATACACCTTTCTCAACAAATGCATTGTTAATGAATGGGTAGCCTGGACTTCTACGGGTTGCTTCGTAATATTCTGTTGGAATTGATACCATGATACCTAATCTTGGATAGCCATAACCTTCTGCATCGGATGTATCTAATGCAAATAGTCTACCAACTTCTGATGAATCACAAGCATTGCTTGGAGCGTCTTTTGTTGGAATGAATGGTACACCATAGATTGAGTCAACGTGAATACCTACACCAGTTCCTTTGAATGTTTGAATACCATTGACATCTACTTGAACTAATGCCTCTCCATATGGGTTTGCAATACGGACAGATGGCATGTATAATCCTTGAATCTCAGAATAAACTTCGTGAGAACCTAGGAACACGTTTGGATCTTTACCAGCTTTCTTTCTAATGTTTCTAAGGAATGTTCTAAGAACATCGTCAGTCATAATACCATTAGTACCGATAGTACCGGATGGTGATGTGACTGTAGAATCATAAGTTGTACCTGCATCTCTGTCAATAGGACTTGCACTTGCAGTTGCCCAAGGGTCATAATAACCATTGGATGAACCACCTAATGCGTCCTCTTCTGCATCGGATGAAATGATTCTGTCTAGGGTCTCCCAGTTGAGAGTTCCTGCAAAGTCATTACATGCACCAGCACAAGCTGCAACTTTTTCAACGTCAGAAAGCAACATTCTGTTAAGCAATTCTTTGTGTTGA